GATGAAGCCCTTGCTAACTTTGGTAATGTCTTTAACACGTTAAAAGGTCAAGAAGAGCAAGTAAACAAAGTATACAATTACAACAACTTTGATCCTGGAGATTTTGGTAGGACATCAGTATCTTTACAAGAAGGCAGTAGAGCTGCTGGCACAGGGCTTGCTGAGTATGTAACACAGAACGACATACCTCTGTCTAAAATCATAGACGGTGAGCGTAAGTATTTAACAACAGGTAATGACCAAGCTAATCAAGAGTTGTGGAAAGACGAGTTTGTCGGTGGTGATCTTGTAGCTACTGGCCCTGTAGGAACGTATTCAACTACCTTTCAGAAAGATGATAACTTGGTTGTTAGCACCCTTAATGATCCTATTATAGGAATGGCGGCGAACTTTATTCCTGGTGGCCCTCTTGTTATGGCAGGCGCTAAAGCAGCAGCGGGCATAGAGCTTTCTCCTATTGACATAGCTACAGGATTAATGTCAGGGCTAGAGATGGCCAAGGTTATTACAGCTCCTGCTGAAACTGCATTAGCAGCAGGTCAAATGGGGCCTAATGTAATAGACACAGGCACAGGGTTGTTTGGCACCACTTACGCTCAAACAGTTACAGCTATTAACATGGCGTCTGCTGGTGATCTTGAAGAAGCAGCCACTGGTTTAATACTAGGTAGCGAGTTAAGTAATAACTTTATAACTGATGGTTTAGAAAAACTAGGTTTAGACGAAACAGCTCTTACAAAGGCAGGAATTCAGGCTGATGATTTTAGAGCAGGTGTAGACAGAGCTGTACAAGCAGCAGCAGGAGGAGCTGAGATTGACGAGGCTCTCCTTAGTGGCTTTAGCAAATATGTTAGAGAAGGCGGGACTCTTGATATACCTTTAGGTGGTATTGAAGATATTATTAGAGATGTTGTTAGACCTATAGGAGAAGTAGGTACAGCTCTTGGTCAGTTTGTTAAAGACTCTCTTCCTGATATTGACGGTAGTGGTATTACAGATGCTCTAAAAGAAGCAGGTGCTGTCTTTGAAGAGAACGTCACACAACCTGTCGGCGGCGCATTATCAACTGCTGACACAACGGTTAGACAAGGTTTAGCTGCGATTGATGAAGAAGTAATACAGCCTATTACACAACCTATAGGTGATGCTTTGTCAGCCTTAGACACAGCCGTTAGAGACGCTTTACCAAGCACAAGTATAGACTTACCAGATGTTAACTTACCTAGCTTTGGTTTGCCTAGTTTAAGTTTAAATTTAAGTACCGCACAACCAGCACCTAACAGAACTACAGACAGTTTGTTTAAAGACGAGTTGTTCAAGTTCCAAACAGAGATCAGCGCAGACGCAGAAGCCCTAGAGTATGTAGACTTAGGCTATAGCGATCCGTTTCAAGATAAGACATTACTACAAAGGTATCCTTTCTAATGACATATTTACAGCTAGTCAACAGCGTACTACGCAGGCTTCGAGAAGATGAAGTAACAACTGTCTCTCAGAACAGTTACTCTAAACTAATAGGAGAGTATGTTAATGACGCTAAACGCACTGTAGAGGATGCTTACGACTGGACAGCCTTACGTACTACGTTAACTGTCTCTACCACTGCTGATACGTTTAACTACGTCTTAACAGGCTCACAGAACCGTATGAAGCTGTTAGATGTTATTAACGATACGTCTAACTTTTTTATGTCATATAAGCCTTCACGTTGGATGGATCAAGCGTTCCTAATAAACGAACCGTCAATAGGCTCACCACAGTTCTACAGCTTTAACGGTGTCAACGCTAATGGCGATAACGCTGTCGATATATATCCTAAGCCTAGTGGAGTATACCAGCTACGCTTTAACGTGGTTCTACGTACATCAGACTTTACGCAAGACACTGATAACATGGCTATACCCTCGTCACCTGTTGTACAACTAGCTACTGCGTTAGGTGCTAGAGAGCGTGGAGAGACTGGTGGTACGTCAGCAGCAGAGCTGTTTGCACTGGCTGATAACACTATGGCTGACGCTATCGCTATTGATGCGTCACAACACCCTGAAGAAACTATCTGGTATTCCTAAATGGCTCAACCATTACAGAACATTACAGTAGCATCGCCAGGCTTTTTTGGTTTAAACACCGAAGAGTCTCCTATTGGTTTAGACCCTTCTTACGCCTCTATTGCTGACAACTGTGTCATTGATAAGCTAGGTCGTATCGGTGCGCGTAAAGGCTACAAAGAAGTAACAACTAATGGCGCAGCAGTCCTAGGCAGCAGCCGTGGTATAGAGGTTGTGTTTGAGTTTATCAACAGAGTAGGTGTAACAACTGTCTTTAGCTGTGGTAACAATAAGATATTTACAGGCACTACTACACTTGTTGAAGTAACTCTTCCTGCTGGCTACACCATCACTGACAACAACTGGAAGGTTGTGTCGTTTAACAACGATGTTTACTTCTTCCAGAAAGGACAGCAACCTTTAGAAAGTGTTGCTGGTTCCTCTACGCTTGTTGGTTTAACTTCTACAGGCGGTAACTCAGCTCCCCAAGGTAACGAAGTCTTAGCTGCTTTTGGTAGAGTATGGACTTGCGATTTAACTGACAACAAGTACACAGTATACTGGAGTTCTCTACTGGCTGGTGATGACTGGCATGGTGGTTCTTCTGGCTCCCTAGATTTAACAAGCGTGTGGCCTACGGGCTATGACGAAGTTGTGTCGCTAGCGGAGCATAACGGATTCCTTATTATCTTTGGTAAGAAGAGCATCATCATCTATTCAGGTGGGGAGAGTCCTTCTTCTTCTTTAGCGTTGTCAGACACTATCGAAGGTGTTGGTTGTGTTGCTAGGGATTCTGTGCAGTCCACAGGCGCTGACTTGTTCTTCTTATCTAGCCGTGGTGTTATGTCTTTGGGTAGAGTTATACAGGAAAAGTCTTTACCACTAAACGACATTAGCAAAAATGTACGGACTGACTTGTTACAGACGCTGGCCTTAGAAGCACACACTAACGGCACTCGTGAAGAGATCAAGTCTATTTACAGTCCTATAGATGCCTTCTACTTGTTGACTTTCCCAGTAAGTAAAGTTGTATATTGCTTCGATTTAAGACAGCCTTTAGAGAACGGAGCCTATCGTGCTACTACTTGGACAAGTATAGAGCCTATCGCTTTCAGTATTTTCGCAAACGACCATCTCCTTATGGGACATGTCGAAGGTATTGTTGAATACGGTACTTACCTTGACGGTACAGATCAATACCAGCTACGTTACTTTAGTAATGCGTTAGACTTCGGCAACGCTGCTAACTTAAAGTTCTTAAAGAAGTTCAACTTAACTGTCATCGGTGGTCAGAACACAAACGCTACGCTTAACTGGGGATATGACTACACTAACAACTTTAGTAAGCAAGTTATATCTTTTGGTGCTTCAGCTTTGTCAGCAGAGTACGGAATTGCTGAGTACAACATAGCTGAGTACGTGGCAAGCGCAACAATAAACACTCCCAAGGTCAATACCAGTGGCAGTGGTGAAGTAGTGACTATTGGTATTGAAGCTGAAATAAACAACGCACCTTTCTCTGTTCAAAAAATTGACATACACGCTCTATTAGGGAGACTTATCTAATGTCCAACTATACAAAAACAACTAACTTTGCTGCAAAAGACGCGCTTTCTTCTGGAGACCCTAACAAGATTGTTAAAGGTACTGAGATAGATGCTGAGTATAATAACATTGCTGTAGCCAGTGCTACTAAAGCAAACTCTAACAACTCTACTTTGACAGGAACAACTACAGCCGCCACTGTGAACGTAACTGGTACACTGACGGCTAACTTAATTTCAGGAGGGTCTTACTAATGTCCGCAGCAGGTAACTTATTTAACTTAGGCGCTGACTATTTACTAAGTGGAGAAACTCAACAAGCCTACGAAGAGTTAGGTCAACAATCTCTACAGGGTGGTCAACGATTAGGCCAACAAGCCATAGATGCTTCTACATTCAAGCCCTACACAGTGACTAGCTCTTTAGCAAATGTACAGACCACACCTGAAGGTGGTTTTGATATTAACCTATCACCACAACAGCAAGCTCTACAGACGCAGCTACAGGGTCAGACACAGGGTTTATTTGGCCAGGTAGGGCAAGACCCTGCACAAGCGCAAGCGGCCTTATACGAGCAGTACAGAGGCATACAGCGCCCTGAAGAAGAGCGTCAGCGTTTAGCATTACAAGAGAACTTGTTTTCTAGTGGTCGTGGCGGTGTGCAGACAGCTCAGTATGGTGGTACACCAGAGCAGTTTGCTTATGAGCAAGCTCGTCAAGAAGCTATGTCACGCGCTAACGTAGGCGCTCGTCAGCAGTCTCAAGCAGAGCAGTTACAAGCTGCTGAGTTAGGTGGTGTGTTACAGTCAGCAGGTTATCAGCCACAGCAGCAAGCATTGAGCTTGTTAGAAGGTAGTCAAATCCCTGCTGGATTCTTATCACTAGGGCAGCGTACAGGAGCTGAGTTACAAGCAAAGTCTGAACAATCAGGTTTAGAAGGCTACTTACAAGCAGCACAGCTAGGCCAGAACGAAAGACTAGCACAGCTAGAGAGCATGGCTAGTTTGATAGGAGGAGGTGGTCAAGGTGCTAACGCTACAAGTGGTCTGTTGGGCGGTTTAGATCAGTATTTACCTGACTGGTTGACAAGTTCGCTAGGCGGTGGTACTTCAAACTACCTAGCAGCTCCTGAGACTGCTTCTTCTTCTTTTTTAGGCGGTAACGGCTTTTTAAGCTCTCTTGCTGCACCACAGACCATAACCCCTAGCGGTTTTAATCAAACTGCTTTTAACGCGGCTCTCTACGCGCCACAGCAAAACATTGACGCAAGTGGTTTTAATCAGTCTGCATTTAACGATGCACTAGGTCTTTAAGGAGATAAAACAATGGCTAAAGTAGATATTACAGGACTCCTTACGGGTTTGGCAGGTACTCCTGACCTAGAGAGAGAAGGTATTACGCGAGCTAGTGCTATACAAAGCAGGGGTCTAGGTTCTGACATAGCTCGTGGACGGGCTTTGCGAGCGCCACAGCGTGAACAGAGGATGCGTCAAGCCGCTGGTGGTTTGTTTGGTATTGACACACGCACTGCTGGGCAGAAAGTTAAAGAGCAGCTAGGTCAGCTCGATATTACTAAACCAGCAGGGCAGGAACAAGCTGTTCAGTTAGTGGCTCAGATTGATCCGACTAGAGCATTGGCTTTAAGGACTAGGTTTACTGAAGAAAATAAAGCAGAGACTTTAAAGCAATCTACTCAGGTAAAAGAGCAAAAAGCAACAAAAGGTTTTGCAGAGTACATTCGTAAAATAGACCCTGACTTAGGCCCACTGGCTTTATCAGGAAAACTTACTCCTGCTAACATGAAAGATTTTTTGCCAGAGTTAGCTGATAAAGAACGTTACATGTCTGTAGGTGGTAACATATTTGACACATGGGACTCTGTGTTTATTTCTGGCCCTAACGGCGCTACAAACCCTAAAGATAATTTAATTACTGTTGACGGTAGACTATATAACGCACTTGATAAAAAGTTTGTAGACCTCCCTCCAGAAACTACTAAACCTTTAGAAGAGGAAAGATTATACGATGCAGTTAAAGCAGCTAACGATGCAGCAGGACTACCTACTCCAGTTTTAGGAGCTTGGTTAGATAGAAACAAAACAGCAGACAACAGATCACCAGATAAAAAAATATGGGACGAGTTAAAAGCTGCTAATGACGCAGCAAGTTTGCCTACACCTACTTACGGAGCATGGTACAACTCAAATAATGTTGAAACAGACACGGTTGAAAGAACAGACCCTATAACTGGCGTAACTACTACCAGTGTTTATAACAAAAAATCAGGGGAAGTGATTAGAGAATTAGGAGTTACTGGTTTACCTAAATTAGAAATTGTTGAAACTCCTGACGGGAAGTATAGAGTTAATAACTTGTCTAATGGCGTTAGAGGAGAGCTTGTTGACACACCAGAAGCTGCTCAATTAAAAAAACAACAAATGGAGCAAACACAGAATGGGCTATTTGCTTTAGACGAGATACTGGCTAAAGTCACAAAAGCAAAGAAACTAGGCGAAGGTGAAGGTGGTATTGGTGGTATGGGTGCTGCTGGGCGATGGGGCGCGTACTCCATACTCTCTCGTATTGCTATTGGTACTGATTCTAAAGAACTGGCTGGTATTATTAAAAGTTTACAAGCCAACCTAGGTTTTAAAGAGTTACAAGAAATGAGAAAAAACTCACCTACTGGTGGAGCTTTAGGCAGTGTTAGTAACTTAGAGATAGGTCTTCTAGTTGCTGCTGTTACATCTCTTGATCCAGGAATGGGTGTTGAAACGTTTAATGAGCAGCTAGATTTAGTAAGCAGGCATTACGATAATTTTAAAAGAGGTTTGATGGGGATGCCTTCAAAAGTAGATTATAATAGTGAAGAGTATGCAGGTTTTATGGTGTCAGAAGAAAACCCAAATAATAATCTAAGTGTTCTTAACGGAGAGTTTGTATTACGCGATGCAGACGGTGCTTGGTATAAATCAGGTGTTAAAGTTAAGGAGAAAAAATAATGTCTTTTGAACAAGTAATAGACCCAGCGCAGCTTTTACAATTAAACTCTTTTAGAGCTGGGTCAGCTACTCCCGAAGACACTAAAAACATGTCTTTGATAACAGACGAAGCTGCCTTAGCGCAGCTTAATAAAGGATTTAGACCAGAACTCGAAGCTGTTAGAGCTAGTCAGTTAAGAGACGTAGCAGAACCTCAATCAGAAGACCCTGAAACTTGGGCAGATTATATTTCTCCTATGTTAGAAATAGGCTCTGCATTGGCGGTAGCAGGCCCTGCCACTGCTCAAGGAGCTGGTTACGGGTTTGCCTTAGCAGGCCCTCCTGGAGCTGCTGTGGGTGGTCTAGCTGCTGGTGTAACAGCAACTACTCTTGCTGTTTATGGTAGTAGGTTTGCAGGAGAAGGCGTAGAAGCACTTATAGAGGGTACAGAGTTTAACCCTGACAGAGCTGTTCAGGAGGCTATGGACGCTGCACAAACAGAAGCACTTTTTAGCAGTGCTTTTGGTGTAGCTTTCCCGTTAGCAGGCGCTCTAGGCAAAGGAGGAAAAAATCTTATTAAAAACAAATCTCTTCTATCCGAAGCTCAGAAAGAAACAATAGTTAGATTGCAGGAAAAGTTAAAAACTTATAATGCTAGTTTATTGCCTTCTATGGTCGACTCAGGCAAAATGGCTGAGGTTTTAACTAATATTGCTAAAGTTTCTCAAGTAACTAAGAACACTGTTAATAATTACCTAAACTCCTATGGTAAGTACATGGGTAACCAAGCAGAAGAATTACTGTTGCAGTTTAAAGCAGCAGGGCCGACATCGCAAGGTGAAGTTTTACAGGCATTAGTTACACAAACTGACCAAGCACTGCGAGAAATAGTAGACCCTCTTTATAAAAACATAGATGCTCTAGGTAAAAAAGTTACTGTGAGATCTTCAGAAAATGCTATGGAAGTGGCTAATGGGTTTAAGGCTGATTTCCGTGCTAGACCTCAATATAATAAAAAAGGCGACCTTATTGAAAGTTCTTTGGTTGAATATCCCACTGCCGCAACTAAAACGGCTGTGGATTACCTTGAAACAATACCTAATGATTTAAATTTCTATGAAGCGCATAAGCGACTTTCTAAAGTAAAAGCAAGACTTAATAAAGCAATACGCTCTGGTGAAGACACAGATAGAGTAGATGTTTTAGCTGCTACAGCGGATATGCTTAAAGACGCGATGGATGACGCTGCTGAACAATTAAGCCCTACTTTAAAAAAGCAATACGAAGAAGTTACGGAGATGTACAACAAAGGCAGAGAAGTTGTAACCAGTACTTATTTAAAGAAAGCTTTAGAAGTAAGCGACCCTGTTCAAATAGGGGCTATGTTAACTTCAGATGGTCTAACCTACGGCATTAAAGAAGTAAAAGAACTAAAAAAACTAGCTGCTGAATACAAAGCTAAACTTCCAAAAAACAGCAAAGTAAAAGGTTTGGATGTTGATCCTCTAGAGGGTATTAGGAAAGGGTTTTTAGCTGAGATTTTAAAAACAGGGTCAGAAGGTTCTATACAGTCTTTTCAGCTATTAAGAAAAAAAATGCAAGAGCCTAAGTTTAAAGAAACTTTTGACGAGCTGTTTAAAGGAACAGCGGCTGAAAAGAAGATAGGGAATTTGTTTGATGAGTTAGCTGTTTTAGAGCGTGTTCAATCTGGAGGTTCTGGTTTCCAGTTAGCTGTGGCTTCAAGTGAGTATGGATCAGTAAGGAATCCTAAAGTGTTTATTCTTTTACGATCTTTTATCCCTGCTTTTTTAGCTAACAGAGCAATAGCTACTAAAAATATTGATAGTGTAATTAACATGATAAAAACCGCTAAAGTAACTACAAATAAAAACCTACCCTTGCCTAAAGGTTACGAAGCAAAACTACAACAGCTTTTGACAGGACAACGAGTAGGTTTAGGTTTAGGCGCTCTAGCTAATCAAATACCTGAGTAACAAAAAAGCCCTGTGCAGTTATCTACACAGGGCTTTTTAGCATCTACAATCTACACTATCTCACACGCACCTCCTACACATGCTAACTCCTGGGAACCTGTGGTGTTATCTTCTTGCTCATGGTTCTCTAGGTCATCCCAACTAACACCCTGTGGCATCGCTGCTAGTAACTCGTCATACTTCTCAGCACTGATGTCCTCATACGGAGCTTGTTGATATATATGGTCACTAAACGGCAACAAACTAATACCAGAACAGATGTCAAAGTTCTCCCATATCCACTGTGCTACTTGCAGGAACTCATCATCTGTATAATAAACTGTGATACTTGGTTTATGCTCACACCAGTGGTTCTGATAAGCCTTC